GGTAACGAAACCCGACCTGACGCCACTAGGCAAAAGTTTCCCTATCCCCCCCCCGGGGGGGGGGAGGCAATTCTTGCCTAGTCGCGCAAAGCATCGGCATTAGAGGTCGGATCTTCGTGGGCAAGGGCGTTTTTCTGCATTCTTTCGAGCGCCACGACCAGATCAGGAAAAATGTGCCGCACTCGTTCAAACGCATTCTTGGTCTCAAGGTAAACGGTCTGCTTGCTGACTCCACGCGCCTGGGCGCGTTCACCATAAGACAGCAGCGGCAGGGTGTTACCCGATAAAAGCTGAAGCGTCATCCTGAACGCCACCGGCGAGATCGACCGGCACGAAGCCAGCTTCGACACGAACGCACCACCGCTCATGAGCTTCAACCCCTCCATCTCATCCAGCCGGGCCGCGATCTCGGCCGCGATGGCCGCAAGCTCGGCCTCGACCGATTGCTCGGCACGCTCGCCGCGATCCGGCGGCGTGATGGGCTGCTGGTAGATGGTGAGCATCTCAGAGCCCTTCGTCTGGCGCGTCGATGAGCGCCATGACCTCGGGATCGATGGTGCGGCGGGTATCAATCAGCGTTGCCTCGGGCTCGAGACTATCGGCGACGATCACGTCGCAGGCGTTGCGCAGGCGTTTAATGCGCTCGGCGTGCTCCTTCAGCACGGCCTTCTTGCGGGTCTCAAGTAGGCGGATGGAGCGGTGGGCACGGGCAAGGAGGTTATCTTCGTGGTTCATGGTGCGGGTGCGGCAGAGATGACTGGGTCGTGGACGTAGGTGTGAAGGATGTCGGGGATGTGCCGCTCGGAGCGGGCGTCGAGGTTCAGGTGGCGGGCCCAGCTCCAGTCCTCGCCGTAATTCGAGGCCTCGAAATGGAAGCGCTTGGCCAGCGAAGCGCGCCACGCGCAGACATGCCAGGCTGCGCGCTGAGTCACGCCGCCCGGGTTGAAAGCCTCGTTGCCGGCGCGCAGGTTGAATCGCACCTCCGACCGCAGGCCGCACCAGATTGCCTCCTGGCGGAACGTCACGACGTCCACCGGCTCGGAGTTGGCCACGATCTCGGAGATGGCCTGAACCAACGACGCAACGTAGTGGGCCTGCACGAAATCGTCGTCGTCCACGAAGGCGATGAACTGACCGCGGGCGAGCTGGACCAGCTCGTCGCGCTTCTCGCCGATGGTGCGCTGGCCTCTTGGATCGACGAGGGCGAGCCATTCGACGGAATGAGGAAAGAGCCGCAACTGCGGCTCGAGGGCGTCAGAGAGTCGCCGAAGGCTATGCAGCCGCTCGGGGATCGCTGGAGTGAGGATTGAGAGGAGCGGTGACATGGGAGAGGGTGCTGGAGATCCAGACGGCGCGGGTCATGGCTTTCTCGGCCGCGAGGGCGTCGATGCGCGCAACGAGATCCGGCCGGAGCCGCAGAGCGACCACGACGGGCCGGAGATGATCAGGGAGACGAGGACGACCACGAGGCATGCCATTAGGCGTGCATAAAAAAGGATAAAAATCAATTTTTATTTCGCAAATAAGAGAACACGCGCCGCCGGCCGCCGACCATGCGCTCGGCGATCACTTGCCCGTCGCTCCAGGTCGTAGTCCAGTCGCCGGGAGGCTCAGGCCGGGCCGGGGCCGAGACGACCGACGGAGCCGGCGTAAACCTGCCCGGTTCGCCCGCGGGAGCGGCGGGTAGGGCCGAAGGCCCGAGGGCTTTGGCGCGTTGCGAGAGGAAGCGAGCGAGGGCGGAACTCATGGAAATGGTGCTCAGAGCTGCCCAGCGTTCGGCAGGCGGCGAACCCACTCGGCGAAAGCCTGCGATTGGCTCATCTTGCTGGCCGCGCAATAGGCCACGAAACGGGCGGCGGTGGCGGTGTCTACCCTCACCGTGATTCCGGCGCGGGCTGGGGCAAGCGGACGGCCTGCCCCTTTTCTTCGGCCACCTCGCGTTGAACTTGCCGGTATGTTTGCCATGAGATGCGGTGCGTAATGTAAACTCGCGTTGCGGTTTCCAAATCGCCGCGCCGAAAGGCGCAGCGCAGATGCTCCATTGCCAGCGCCCTCTTCATTAGAGCTTTTCGCAGAAACGGACGAAATCGGCTTCGGTCATTTTGATTTCGAGGACGTTAAGGGCAGCCTCTAAAACGATGGTTGCTTCGTCGCTTGGGTTGTTGGCCATCTTGGCAGCGATGTCGGCGATCTCGTCGGTGCTTAGGGAGGACAGGCGGGCGGTGATTGCGTTGTTCATGTGCCAGACCTTGCGGGCTCGTTTGATTGTTTGCAAGCAATAAATCAAAGATTTCAAAAGAAAAAAAGAACCCGCTTTGATCGAAAAAAAGGTCTTGACGCGTCGTCTCTAACTTCGTTTTTAGAATCCGCCCTGTCAGGGAAGGCGGCGCAGCGTAAGCGCCCGCGCCGCCTTACCACTTTCTGACTGGGTTTTTTGTAATTGCGGCACGGATACAAAACAGCGCAACCAGCGATGCCGCACCAGCTTGCACCATTTGGACAAGGCATGTTGTCCACTGGACAAAAGTTTTGTCCAAAGTTTGTCCAGCTTGTCCAATCTTGTAAAAAAATGCCGCAACCGTTTGACTGGTTGCGGCTTAATTTTCGGCACGGGTTTGTCCAATCGTGTCCGCGTGCGCCTCATTCGCGGGCCTTTGCGCGGCGCTGCCGCACTTTCCGACTTCGAGATGCAGCAGGCATTCCACTCGTGGAAGATGAATCAGAAAAAGAAGGTATCGCTGAAGAACAAGACATTCCGACTGGCTTGGAGAGTGCTTGATTGACCAGGAAGAGCCCAAGCGAAAGACCCTGTTTTTTATTTAGTCGGATGCCATTTATCCAGATAGGCCACCCACGGTTATTTTGTATTATTTCAGAAATCATAACCACGCGTATAACGTCGATCGCATTCGGCGACTGATTGATAGAAAGATCCGCGTCGAAGAGTGGCGCGAGGTCGTAGCAAAACAGAAAGCAAAATCCTAATGAGCCTAACCAGGCGCTGCAGCCAACGACTATGCTTGTCACGGATCCTGCTGCGCAGGCTCCGCGCCAAGCATAGTCGCGGCTGAGCTTTGACGTTCGGCAGAATAAAATGCATCGTGACTTTACCAACCAACAATAATCGAATGGACGCCCTAAATAACGACCACGAAATCCAAAACCTACTTCGGGAGTCGGAAGAAATGCTGAAGCTGCTACCGCCCGAACTTGAATTTGGCGTAAAGCAGATAAAAGGCAGTTTGGAGGTCTTGGAGGAATTGAGGTCATTCATAAATAAAGATTCTGATTTGGTTTCTGAGATTAAACACTGGAGACATTTCACCTGCGCGACCTCCCGGCGTTGCCTGGCTTGGCCGGGAACAGGTCGCGATTGGTGTTCGCGATGTGGTAGATCTGGCCCTCAGTCAGGCCGACGCGCCCGGCCAGGGCAATGAGGGTCTCGCCCGGCCGGCGCTGCTTCGCCAGCCTATCGGCATCGGCGCGGCAGCGGGTGCGCCGGTAGTGACCGCCGGCGGGGAAGGCGTCGAAGCCCAGCCGCCGGCGGACGGTGCCAACGGAGACGTTCGAGCAGCCGATGAGCCTCGCGATCTGCATGTTCGTCATCATGGGCCGGGCGCTGAATAGCTCGCGCCAGCGAGACTCCGGCACGGAGGACATAGGGAACCTGGTGGCGCGTGGCGGAGGCAGCTTGGGCGCGGCCGGATCGACGTAGCAGGGCATGCAGGTTGGGGCCGAAAACAGAGTGACCGGCAGGCCGGCGAGCTTGGCGCGGTTCTGGTGCTCGGTCGTGAGCGCCTTTGGACAGCTGGCAAACTTGGCGCAGAGCGGCGTGCCGCCGGTGCAAAATGTTCTGTCTTGGTAGGTCATCAAAATCCACCCTCGCAGCCATCCATGAAGAGGGTCGTTGCAGGGCTGATCACCTGCGAGATGGCCACGGCCTTCAGGATCTCGAAGGGCGTGCCGACGTGCTTGGCGGCGAGGCGCTCGGCTTCGGCCTGGGCCTCGGCGAAGGTCTTGTGCTTGATGGTAGGCGGAAGATTTCCGGGTCGGTAAACGTAGTAGTATGGTTTCATGTGGTTTGTTTTTCAGGCGGGAAAAGGGCGGGGCATTCGGTGCAGGCGTAGCCGACGACCTGCTCGTCGATCTCGGCGCGTGAGACGTCGCCACCGCATTTCGTGCAGCGTTTGCCAAGCGAGCGCCGCCAGACGATGGCCTCGCGTAGGGCGCGGTCGGCGCTGAAGTTCGAGTTCAGTAGTTGATCGAGGGGCTTCATTTTGTTGGTTTTTTTTGTGAAAAAGCCTCCAGCCAGCGCAGCGAGCACGGCTGGCAGATTCCATGGCTGAGGGTGCCGGCCATCGAGGGCACGCAAACCACCCAGCCGAGGACGAGCGAGCATGGCTCGCCGTCCGGCATGATCTCGACGCATATCCGCTTCATCAGCGGCGGCCGGGGATGCGGGAGAGTGGTGGGATCTTCGATTAAGGTTCCGATTGGTGTTGGGGTCATGGTTTTTCAGTTTCAGGGTTGACGTTCTCTGCGTATTCCTCCGCCAGCTCTTCAGCGGCGGCGGCGTGGTCGCCGTCTTCGGGGTAGGGAAGGCCCTCGGCTGCGCGCCAGAGGAGCCATTCGCCGTGGCATTGGGGTTTCATAGGCTATCGAGTGCGCCGGTGATAAACCACCAGGCGAGGGCGATGAGGGCGAGGGTGAGAAGGGCGGTTTTCATTTGGTCTTTTTCTTTTTGCGAGGCCGGCCGCCCTTCGCGCCGTTGGCGCGGGCTGCGGCCTGCTTTTTGATGGAGGTGGATTTGCCTCCGACCCGGCCGCCGAGGCGGCCAAGGGCAGAGGCGTGAGGGTTGGTCATGGGTTAGGCGGTGGCGCAGCGGATGGCCTTGGTGAGCGTGTCGCAAAACAACGTGGCGCAGTAGTCGGTCGTCGGGTCGCTCTTGTCTTCCTCGTAGCGGTAGCCGATGCAGACGGCGTCATCCGAGCGACCGTTGCGGATAAAGGTGACGACCTTCCTGAGGCCGTCTTTCTTGGCGACGAAGAACTGATTGTCGGAGCTGATCTTGAAACCGGCTTTGGTGAGCTTGTTTATGGCGTTTTGGATTTTCATTTTTTGGAGGTGTTGGTGGTTTGCTCTCAGGGCGTCGTGCCCTTCGATGCGACAAACAAAACCCAAACCGCTTTAGGTTTCCAGCACAAAAAATCGACAGTTCCGCAACTAGCGATTCACCAAAGCATTAAACGCTGCTTTATTCGCCCCAGCTCACCACGTCGCCGTCCTCGTCCAACAAGCCAGCCTCGACCGCGGCCGCGATCTTTCGCTTCGCCGTGCGCTCTGAAATGCCAGCGCGAGCCGCGATCTGCCGGGCTAGCTCAATCACGCGGATGGAGTCACCGTTCACCGGCCACCCTGCGCGGATGATCTCGCGCAGCTCCTCGCTTCCGGCTCCACCGCCGTCCGCTCCGTAGGGATTCGCAACCTGGACGTGCCGGCTGTGCTCGTCGCTCCAAGCGAAGGCCGGGCCGCGCGTGAGCGGGATCGGCGCGCCGCGCATCTTGTCCGACCAGAGCACGGAGACGCCGTCGTCGTTTTTCGTGATGTAGACGTTGGACTCGCATTTCCTTTCCAGCTGCGAGCCGAGGTGGCCGCGCGCCTTCGCCGACTCCGGCGACTTCGGCTTGAGTCCGTTGCTCGGGTTCTGGTGGATGATCGAGAGGATCGGGCAGTCGCGGGCAATGGCCAGACCATGCAGCTCGGCGACGTAGGGGTTGGCCTCGTCTGGGTCATTCACGTCCACCACCGCGTCGGCGACGCCGTCGATGATGACCAGCGCGAGGCCGCCGCAGGTTCGGGCCGCGCGTGCCACGGCGCGGTTGATGCACTCGCGGACCTGCTTTGGCTGGAGGCCGGCGAGCCGATAGGACTGGAACCAGCCGGGCAGCGTGGTCGTGCGAGCGCGAGCCATTGCCCGGCGGATGAGTTGGTCGCTGTCCCAGAGCGATTGTTCGGTGTCGAAATGAAGGACGGCGAAGCCTTCGGCGTTGGCCGCCTTGAAGCCGAACGATTCCGCCTCCGACGCACCGAGGAAGGCCGAGATAATCGCACCGACCACCGTGGACTTGCCAGCCTTGGCTTGCGCGATGAGCGCCGAGAGATTGCCGCTCGTGCAGACCTGCGCACCACCCAGCCAGACGCGGAGCTTCGGCTTCGCCGGCGCCGCGCCGAGCGAGAACGCGCGGGCATCGAGCATCTCCAGGATCGGCTGTTCGCCTCTCCCTTCCAGCGCGATGGCCATGCGCTCCATCACCACCGGCACGGCCTCGGGGATCTTTCCGCCGCCGCCCTCCAGCGCCTCGATCATGCGCTGGGCTTCCTTCGCCAGCGAGCGGGCGCGGGCCGCCTCGCTGACCGCTTCGATAGTCTGCCGGGCGTTGGCCGAGGTCGCGACCAGACCTTCGAGGCCAAGCACCCACGCCATGCCTCCGACCTGGTCGAGCGTGCCGGCCTGCTGGAGGTCGGCGATCAGGCCGGCCGTGTCGAAGTCGCGGGTGCCCAGCCGCCCAAACGCGCGCCAGACCTCGGCGTGCGCGAGGACGATGAAGCTGCCGGGCTCGATCCCGGCGTCACGCGCCCGGTCGAGGACCGCCCGATTGAGCAGGATCTCGGCGAGGAGCCGTTTCTCGGTCGCTGAGATGGCTGCGCTGTTGGGCTTTTTCGAGAGCATTCTGGAGATGGAGTTTGAAGTATTCGCTGCGAACCGCGCGCCGGGCACGAGCTGCGGCGAGACCGACGCGCCACTCGTGGTCGGTGATGGTGGGGAAAAGGGCGGGCATTGGAGGGGCGGAGGATTTGCGCGCGAGCCGCGCCGAGATCAAGGATAAAAAAAATCCAATTTGGAAAGAAAAGGGTCTTGACGCTCACCGGCCGTGCGGTCTTTTTCCGCCTCGCATGAAAAAAGTTTCCTTCATCATCACGCCCGCGCAGCACGACGCCTTCGAGCGGGTGCGCAGAGCCTCGCCGCTTGGCGTCGAGCCTTCCGCCGCCGTCGCGCGCCGCCTCTTTCTCATCGGCCTGGTTCAGGCCGATGTCACCAAAACCAAACCCAAAAAAACATGAAAACAAAACTGTCAGACCTGCTAAAATATACGCATAATAATATACGAACTACAAACATTAGCTACACGTGGCACCGATCTAATGGAAGGAGTGATCGTCTCGCTTTAGTTTTATCATTTTCCAAGGAAGCACTCGCACTTGCTAGGTTTCGCGAGGGAGATGCATGTGACATTGAGTTTGATGAGTCAGACAACTCGATGACTATATATTTTGGTGATAAACTTCCTTTTAATTGCTATCTAAAGTCTAAAAGCAAAGACTCACAGAGGCAGATTAAGATTTCCACTAAAGGCATTGAAGCCGTGATGTCACGACTTCCAAAGAATGATAAGCTGCATGAGTTCACAATTTTGCAGAGCGACGTCGGCAAGATTCGTGTCCGACTACCTTTCAAAAAATAATATAAACGAAAAAATGAACATATCAAAAGGCAAAGTTAAAACCGCCGTCCGCGCCGTGATCTATGGCGTCGAAGGCATCGGGAAAAGCACGTTCGCGTCCGGCCTCCCGTCGCCGCTCTTCCTCGACCTCGAAAAGGGCACCAGCCACCTCGATATCTCGCGCGTCGAGATCGAAACGTGGGGCGACCTTGAGGCCGCGCTGAACGAGTGCCTCCAAACCGACTTCGAAACCATCGTCATCGATACTGCCGATTGGGCTGAGGCCGCTTGCGCGGAGGTCGTCCTCAAGAAACACGGCAAGAAATCGATTGAGGACTTCGGATTCGGCAAAGGTTACGTGATCCTCGCCGAGGAGTTCAGGAAGGTCATCGCCAAGGCCGAGGCGCTGATTTCGCGCGGGAAAAACGTGGTGTTCTTGGCTCACTCAAAGGTCGTGCGCCAGAGCCCACCAGACCAGACCGATGGCTTTGACCGTTACGAGCTCAAGCTCGCCAAGCAGGTCGCGCCGATCCTGAAGGAGTGGGCCGACCTTCTTGGCTTCGCGAACTTCCGCAGCCAAGTCGTCGAGGGCACCGACGGCCGCACCAAGGCCACCGGCGGAAAAGAGCGCCTCCTGCACCTTGAGCACAGCGCCGCGTGGGATGCGAAAAACCGCTTCGGCCTGCCGGCCTCGGTGCCGTTCTCGCCCGAGCACGTGCTGGCCTGCTTCCAGGGCGTGCAACCGCGCGCGCCGCAGATCAACGCCGCTCCGGCCAAAGCGGCCGAGGCGCTGGTTGCTGCCGGCGATCTGGAGCAGATGGAGCAGCTCGCCGCCAAGTCGCCGGCGGCGAGGCGCGTGCTTGAGCTGGCACAGGACCACTACCGCGTCGTCGATCTCTGCGAGCTCACCGCGCAGCAGGCCGCCAAGGTTCTCAAGCGCATGCAAGAGGAGGCCGCCAAATGAGTGCACAATATGCTTTTCCGAACGATGTTTCTAGCGGCATGACCCTCCGCGACTTTTTTGCGGCGGCAGTCGCCGCAGGACTACACGCCAACCCACATCTTAATCAAGCGGCCAGTGCCGAAGACATGGCTACCGCATGTTATCAGCTCGCCGATGCAATGGTCACCAAGCGAAACGAGGAGGCCGCCAAATGAAGCTCTACGAAATCAATTCCCAGATCGAGCAGCTCTGGCAGCACGCCGACGAGGCTTTCGACGCCGAGGCTTCGCCCGAACATCTTGACCAGCTTGAGCGCCTGCTCAAGCAATCCGAGGTGACGCTCGCCGAGAAGGCCGTCGCCATCGCCTGCCTGATCAAAGGCATCGAGGCCGAGGCTGAAGCGCTCGCCGAGCAGGAGTTGATCTTGCGGAATCGCCGCAAGACTTGCGAGCGCCAAGCCGACTGGCTGCGCGCCTACCTCGCCGGCAATCTCACGCCCGGCGAGAAGATCAAAGACGCGCGCGTCGTCATCTCGTGGCGCAAGAGCCAGAGCGTGCAACTCTTGGCCGACGTCTCCAGCCTGCCTCGGCAGTTCATCCGCGAGAAGGTCATCGTCGAGGCCGACAAGGTAGCGATCAAAGATGCCTTCGACGCTGGCACCGCTGACTCCCTTTCCGGCCTCGCCGAGGTCGTAACAAAACAAACCATCCAAATCAAATGATCACCATCGGAAAACATCAGGCCACCGTTACCGGAGCCTTCCTTAGCGAATCCTCGAAAGGCACGCCCTGCGTGCAGATCGAGTTCGACGCAGCCGGCGACACCACCACGGCTTGGCTCTACCTCTCCGACGCCGCTTTCGAGCGCGCCGTGAAAACCCTGCGCGATGCCTTCGGCTTCGATGACGACTTCGAATCGCTGCCCGACCAGCTCATCGGCAAACAGTGCCAGATCGTGGTGGAGGACGAGGCCGACGACAAAGGCAATCTCCGCCCGCGCGTGAAGTGGATCAATTCGCTCCGCCCGGCTCCGCGCCCGCTCTCGAATGCCGAGGCGCTGACCGCGAAGCTCTCGGCCAAGGCGTCGCGAATCGCCCGCGAGGTCAGGGCCGCCACTCGCGCTCCGGCTCCGGCCGCCAAGCCGGGCGTGCGCACTCCGGCCGTCAACGATGACGAGGTGGCGTTCTGATGAACCTGCGCTCCTACCAGTCCGCCGCCGTTGAGTGGGTTGGTGGGCGCCGCATGTCCTGCGTCGTGGCTCCGGCCGGCGCAGGTAAGACCATCATCGCAGCGGCCGTCGTTGCTCGCTACGGCGAGATCTCCGGCCGCTGCGCATGGCTGGCCAACACCCGGGACCAATGTGAACAGGCGCGGGATGCGCTGACCCGGGCGGGGCTTCCGTTTGGGCTGGTGATTGATGTCGGGTGCTACGGATCGTTCACGAGCCTGGCCGCCTACGACCTCGTGATCCTCGACGAGGCTCACCATTTGCCGTCCCGCACCGTTTACCTGCTCATCCAGACCATGCGCGCCGACGCGCGGCTGGTGGGCTTTACGGCCACGCCGAGGCACTCGAATCCCGAGCGGAATGAGGTGATGCGGCAGGTTTTTTCTGATGGGTTTTTCACCATCCAGAAGTCCGAAGTTATGGAGGCCGGAGGGCTGGTCGCCGGCCGCCTCAAGATCCTGCCCACCTCGCAGCCCGGCGAGTTTGATCCGCAGATCGAGGCCGAGGTGAAGGCGCGGATGGGTAATCGGTTTTTCGGCTCGATGCGCGACGAGCGCGAGCGGCAGCTTCGCAACCAGGTGACGCACGAGATCCTGCGTGCCGACGAAAGCCGGAATGCTTTGATCGCGGCAACGGCCGGCGCGCACGTAGCCAGCGGGGAGAAGGTCTTGGTGCTGGTCGGCACCGTCGAGCATGCCGAGTTGCTCGCCAGCTTGATTCAAGGCGCGGCCGCCTGCTTTTCGAGGATGGGCATGAAGCGCCGCCGAGAGACCATCGGAGCGTTCAAAGATCCCGAGAGTGCAGTCCGCTGCCTAGTCGCCACCAGCCTCGCCGACGAGGGGCTCGATTGCCCGGTGGCGTCGGTCGTCATCATGGCCTGCGGCGGACGAGAGTTCGGCAGGGTTATCCAGCGGGTGGGCCGCGTCATGCGGCCGCACGGCTCGAAGGCTTCGGGCCTGATCATCGAGCTGGAGGATGCGGGAGCGAGGACGGCGAACTCCCAGCACCGGGCTAGGCTGAGAGTTTACCGATCCGAAGGCTATGCGTGACCTTCTCCCATGTCCTGCGCGGCCTCGGCTTGCCCGAGCCAGTTACTGAGCACCGCTTCCACGCCACCAGAAAATGGCGCTTCGACTTCGCGTGGCCTGACTTGATGGTGGCCGTCGAGGTTGAGGGCGGAGTCTGGGTCGGAGGGAGGCATACCCGAGGCAAGGGCTACCTGGCCGACGCCGAGAAATACAACCACGCCTCCGAGGCCGGCTGGTGCGTGCTGAGATGCACGCCGACCACGCTTCTCAGCGGGCCTTTTCTGGATCTCCTGACGCGCGCTTTGCGGCGTCGCGTTGCAGCCAGAGCTTGCGCTGCTCCTCCATCAGAATCCTGACGCGGCTCGGCGGAAGGCCGATGTTGCTCGTATTGATTCCGCAGCGAGCCAACGCCCGCTCGGCGGCGTCGAGGATGCCGGGCCGGGTGCCCTCGGCCATGGGCTTGCCGTTCCAGGTGCTCACGCTTTCGCCTCCTTCCAATTATCGCCGTCCTCATCCTCTTCCTCTTCGCAGTCGCGGCTGGCCTGACCGGCCAAGAGGGCGAGCATCGTTCGTGCGTGGGCCTCGATGGCTTCGAGGGTGGTCTTTTCGGCGAACTCTGCCTCGGACTCGTAGACGCGCTCGCCGTCCATGCCCTGAGGAGAAACGCGAAGGGTCAGGCGCATGGGCGGGCGCGCACGTAGTGCATGATCGGGTGCATGCCGCGTTGGCCGTTCTGCACGCGAAACTTTCCGGCCGCGACCAACCGACCGTCTTTCACCATTCGCTGAACGCGCTCGGTAGTCTGCTCGATTGAGAGATTCCAAATTTGGGCGAGCTGGCGAATCGTCGCCGCTCCCTTGGGCGGATTGTCTCCCACTCGCTCAACCAGGTCGCCGAACTCCGCGATCAAAGATTCCATGGAGCGGCTGCCGATCACCACGGTGTCGGTGGCGATGGTCTTGGCTGGAGGCTTAGAGCGTGACGGCATGTGGTTGGGGGGTGTCGTAAAGGCGTTTCAAAACCTTCGGAAGCTCGCCATCCTCTCGGTCGCGCCAGTCAAGAATGAAGACGCCGGGCTTGATGCGGGCTTGGCTCACCACCTTGTGCGCGAAGCGGCTGAGCATCTGCCACGGCGGCGAGACCACGGCGAGCCCGCGGTCATCCTCCCAGACGCCGAATTTGTGGCGATGCGCGCAGCATAGCACGCGCGGAATCACCTCGCCGTTGTTCGCGGCCTCAACCTGTTCCTCGCCGAGATGAATGGAGAACTGGGTGGCCGAGAGCGCGCGCCGCACGCTGGTGCCGATGTGGTGGCGGAAGACGCAGCGCACGCCGGCGACGTCAATGGTGAGCCGGTCCCAGGCCGGCAGGCCGGTCTCGGGATTGACCTCGGTCTTCATCGCCTTGCCGATGACGATCTCGTTGTTGCCGGTGTGGCACTCGGTGCCCTTCACGATGAAGGTTTTCGCGGCCTTGGCCACGAGCGGGCGCAGCAGGTGGATGGCGCATTCGACATGGTCGCCGGTGTCCGGCGAAATCACCTGCTTCGTGCCGTGGTGGATGCCTTCGGTGAGGTCACCGTTGAGCACGAGCGCGTAGGGATCGGTGCCGACGCTCGCAGTGATCCATGCCTGCGCGTCCTGCCAGCACTCCCAGAGCCAGCGTTGCATCGGATTCTGAGCGAGGAGCACGCCTTCGAGGGTCGTGAACTCCGGTGGCATGAGCGCCACGGTGCTTCCGGCGTGGATATCCGAAAGAACGACGATGACGCGCGGTTTCTTTCGGGTGGTCATGGTATTGGAAAAATCAGGACTCCGGCACCGGGCGAGGTGGCACCGACGGAACGATGAGCGGCAGCCTGGTGTTCTCTCGCTCCAGGCTGAACGCCCAGCGTTCATGTTCCTCGCGTGTCCACGCCGCTCGGACGTCGGTTCGCAGACCTTTGATCTCGTCGCGCAGATCGCGGATGAAGTTGGCCGCGCGCCAGACCGCCGTGGCCACGAAGCCGAGCGCGAGCGCAGCGGCTGAGAGAGTCAGGGAGAGGTCGGTGTCAGGCGTGAGGGCCATGGCTAATTGTTTTTTTCGAGGGTGGAGCGGGCGTTGAGCAGGAGAACGTCGAGGGCTTGTCCGTATTGCTCTGGAGTGTATCGTAAAGAAGGATACCCATCTTGCCCGAACTCGTAATGTGCGACGCCACGCCGCCAGAGCTGGTAGTCCTCTCCGATGGTGATGGCTTCGGCGAGGGTCATGCGGCTTTCGCGGCGGCGCGGATCTCGTGCACGACGGCCTTGTGATCTCGGTCCATGACCGTCGAGAGGGCGTTCTTGAGCACGACGCGCGAGGTATCGGTGAGGTCGCCCATCGCGCCGTCGATGGCCGGCACGAGCGCGCCGAGGGTGGCGCGCAGGCGGTCGCGCTCGGCCTCTGCGTCCTTCGCCAGCGTGCCGCGCTGGTAGGCGCGCCAGGCTGCGACGGCGAGACCGATGAGGCCGAGTGCGGTGGCGACGCCTACGGCCGGCATGAACCACGGCTGGGAGATGAGCTGCGCCAGACCGAGGCAGAGGAGGCCGATCAGGCCTAGGGCGGCGGCGTAGAGGATCTGCCGGGCGTAGGCGAGCAGGCCGGCCGCAGCGAGGCAGCCGAGGCCAGCGAGGCGCAACGTGCGGGCCTGCGTTTTGAGCTCGGCGTTTTTGAGCGCCTCGATCTTCGCGGTGAGGTCAGCGACATGGTCGGACTGGGCTTTCGCCGCGGCGGCCTGGCGCTCGATCTCGGCGGCCTGCGCGGTGATGGTGGCCGCGAAGGCGGCGGCGAGGGTGTCCAGCTGGTCGGCGCTCGCTACCTTGTTCGCGGCGACGATCTTCGCGGTCTCGGCCTTGACCGGAGTCTCGACCGCGTTGCCTGTCACGACGGCGTCGATGGCTTCAACGGCCTTCCATTGGATGCGCTCGCGCTCGTGGTGCCCGGCGAGGATCGGCGCAGGAGCCGGCGCGGCGGGGACGGCGACGGCTCCGGTCTGCGTGCGGCGGGTGGCGCAGCCGGAGAGGGCGAACGCGAGCACCGCGAAGGTGGCGAGAGCGAGGAGCCGGCGCATGGTCAGGCCCAGACGCGGGCGGGCGTGGTGGGGGTGACGACGAACGAAGCGAGGGCCTCGGGCAGCGTGGCGTCGTCTTGGATGAAGCGCAGGTTGGCGTGGAATCCTTCAAGCTCGATTGGCTCGCCGCCTTCGGTCTCCGGCGGCAGCACGATCTCGCCGATGAGCGAGAGCGCATGGGTGGCGGTGAAGCAGGCCAGAACCATGCTGCCGTCCTCGGCCTCGCGATTGGCGTCGAGCGCCTCGCCTAGCAGCTCGCGGGCGGTGGCTTCGTCGGGAAAGCGGAGGTAAAAGTCGATCATGCGGTGAGGGGCTGGACGGCGTTGGCGAGGGCGCGGTTGAAGTAGCGGATGCGGGCGATGGTGCCGTTGATCTCGAAGTTGGCCACGGACACGTTGCCGATTCGCATTCTGTCCACGGTCGGAATCGCTCCGGCGGTGTCGGTCACTGGCGCGGCTCCCGCCGCAGAGAAGTGAAACTGATTGAGCTTGTAAGAGAGGGCCGCAACGAGGCTGGTTGCGACTCCGGTAACGCCCAACGAAGCAACCGTCGAGCCGCTGGTCACGACCACTCCACGCGCAGCCGAGGAGGCCGATTCGCGCTGCAGGTAAATGCGGTTGTTGAGGCTGTTGTCGTCAATGGTGAGGATCGTCGCGGTCGCTGCGTTGGCCGCGATTACGTTTGCGGCGATGGTGCCCTCGGTCTGGTTATACCACGTCGAGAAGTTCGTGCCGGTCATCACGGCCACGTCGGCGGCGCGGTCTGCGGAAGCTGCGCCCGAGGTGTTTGGAATGTAGGAGGTCGGAAACGAACCAGCTTCAAGTTGCGTTCCCCAGATATAAAGTCCGCTGGTTCCGTCTCCAGAGTAGGTCTCTGCTCCGGTGGTCGTGCTGGAGCACATCTGAAGATATACGGATGCGGACGTCCCAGCGGTCGTTCCGGTGGCGGTGCATAGAAACCAACCATTAGGGAACGCCTTGATAGTTCCAGACCCTGCGGCTGCATTGGCTACGGTGCCAGCATCCAAGTCGAAGTAGACTCGCGCATTCGAGCCAACTGTAGCAATGATTATCCCGAATTGACGAGATCCAGAACCACGCTTCACGAAGCAGGAAACCGTGTAATCGGTGGCGGTTACCACCGTCGGGAATTGAGCGATTCGGTGCTGCGTGCTCGCCGCACTATTTTCAATTAAAAGATCTGCATTCACCACGCCACTTGGAGATGCGATTTGAATGGCACTTACCGACGACCCGACCTTGGTCCATGCCGCATTATCAATCTGCTCGGTGTAGCTTAAGAGATTGGTTCTTGCTCGCTCGATCATCATGCCTAAGGAGGCAAGCGTGACCGGGTCATGCGTGAAGCGGGCCGCGCCGGAGGAAGCGGTCTGCACCAAGCCGGTCGAATCGACGAAAGTGCCAACGCTCGCGCGCGTGAAGGTGATGCGCGAATCGAGCGCCTTCGTGGCCGCGAAGTTGAGATCCAGCACCGGCGTGCCGCCGTTCTCAAAGGCGAGAAAAGCGGGGTCGATTAAGGTCTGGAACATGGCTTAGAGGTTCTCGGCGTAGGCCGCCACGACGTCGGCTTCGGCCGAGCCGTAGGAGAACAGAGAGAGCACGCCGGTGCGGCTCGCGGTCATGGCCGATGGCTTGAGGCCGAGGAAAACCCAGCCGGCGGGGAAGGTCAGATTGCGGGCCGTCGAATCGCAGACCAGCCGCACCGAGAACATCCGCCCGGCTTGGTAGCCGGAGCCGGTGAAGGTGAGGTTGCCGGTCACCGCGACGGTGCGAAAGTTCACTTCGTCGTTGAAGCCGACGTCGATGGTCGAGGCGAAGGTGAGCGAGCGGAAGTTGAGCGGGAAACCGACTTGCGCCCCAGCTCCGCCCCCACCTGCGCCACCCCGGCGGGCCAAGAGCTGCCAGGTGGTCGATCCGCGCGCGCCGGGCTTCTCGCGGTTGTTGTCTTGCAGCGAGACGAACGATGAACCGGCCACGGTCACGACATCGAGGCGGGCGTAGGTGGTGCCGTCGATCCACTCGCCGCGGGGGTTGAGCGTGGTCGGGGTCGCGAAATTCTTCACCGTCTCGGCGAACTCGGCGCGCAGGCTGGAGAGCGAAGCGGAGAACTCCTTGCGGGCGGTCTCGATCTTCTCGGCCTGCGCCTCGCGGGCGGCGCTCAACTCGTGCCGGGTCGCCGTTGCAGCGGCGAGCTCGGCGCGGGTAGCCTCGATCTTGGCCTCGATCTTGTCGGCGGTCGCGCCGAGGGCGTGGTCGATGCGCAGAATCTCGGCCTCGACCTGCTTGCTGGCCTCGTCCACGCGGGCGGATAGCGCGCCGAGGTCGTTGCCGAGAACGTGCTGGTTGAGCGCCTTCACGCCGGCGAGGGCGGCTTCCAGCGCGGTGAGGGCGGAAGCCTGCGCGGCGGCGGCACCCTGGATGGGGAGGGCCTGCGTTTGCAGGTCCGTCTCGATTTTTTCAAGACGGTCGAGGGCGCCGCCGAGACGTTCGGCGACGAGAAGGAGGTCGGTGTCGAGGATCATTTTGCGAGGCGTGAGAATGCTGCGTTGATGCGTTCGGCAGAGGCGGCCTGCTCACCAAGGGCGGCTCGTAAAGTCGCCGTCTTCTCCACCCTGGACGCGAGGCGGGAAGCGCGAGCGGCGCGGGCCGAGCGAGGATTCAGAAGGTCGGAGAGCGAGGAATCGCGGGTGAGCTCGGCCTGCTTGCGCTCCGCCCACGCGCGCCCGGCGTCACCACCCCAGAGCGCCCACGCGATGCGGCCGGCGGACGGATAGCCATCTTGGTCTTCACTCCAACCTTCGCCCTGCTTGTCCACCTCGTGCCGGGCGAAGTAGGAGACCATCCGGCCGATGGTGTCGGGCGAGAGGTTGCGGCGATTGGCGATGTCGCGGGCACGGGCCACGCCCACCTCGGTGCCGCCCCGGTTGTATTCGGCACGCCAGGCCAGACCACGCTCGGCCTCGGCGGCCATCTCCTGCGTGGGCTGGGTGTCGACTTGGAGCTTGATGCGCTTCTGCGCGGAGAACCACCGGAGCGCCGAGCTGCGGGCCAGCTTTGGCGCGAGCCTTGGCATTCCCGCCACGCTGCTAGCCACACTCTGCGCGGCCTCCTTCGTCATGCCTGCGCTGATCATGAGCAGGGCGGCGGCATCGGCGGTCAGGTCTCCGGCGCGGATGCGCTCCACGATGGAGATGACGGCTTCGATCTGCGCGCCGTTCAGCGGTGCGATCTCGGCGCTGACATCGGGGAAGGTCTCGACGCCGTTTACCGATTCGCCAACAGGCAGACCGGAAACATCGGAGCCGGTGCCGTCGGTGGCCTCGGTTGCCGATGCAGCGACGTTCTCGCCCGCGGCTGCGGCGGCGGCCGGCGTGGAGGGCAGCGAGGAGGTGGTGAGACGGATGGCGGTCTCGGGCACGCCGTAGCGGGCGGCGAGCTCCGACACCTTGGCGGCCTCGATGGCGAGCTGTTCGAGGGTGGCCTCGTAATCGTAGCCGTTCTCGGCGGCGATCTGCTGGCCTGATTTGATGCCCTGCCGGTTCTCGTTGAGGTTGGCCGTGGACTCGCGGCCGACGTCGATGGACATGCGGGCCGGCCAGCGCCACTCGCCACGAAGGGCGCGGCGCAGAGCATCCACGGCGGTCTCGCCCTCCTGCGCCGGGGGCGGCGGGATCTCGCCGTTCGCGATGGCGATGAGCAGCACGTCGTTTTTGATCGGGTCGAGAACCTTGTCGGAGAGGACGCCACGGTGACGATCCCAGACGCGGTCAGCCTGGGCGAACTCGGCGCGCACGTTCGGGCCTTTGTAGCCTTGGGTGCCGAAGAGCACGCCGCGCGGCACGCCGAGGCCCATCGCGATCTCGTCCATGAGATGCTCGACGAAGCCGGTGAAGGCCGACGACGGGCGCGAGGGCATGACCTCGACCTTGTCGGAGGTGTTGAAGTATTTGATCATGCCGACGTCCGACAACTCGTCCTTGCGCTGCTGCCCATTCTCCAGCGTGGCGGAAGGCATCGGCGCGAAGGCTTGGCGGGGCGAGGCGCTTCCGCGCTCGTTGAACACCAGAGCGGCCTGTTGGCTGGCGAAGCGCACGCCGACCTGCTCGGCATCGAGGATGCCTTTGAGCATGCGGGCCGTGTTGATGACGGCGTGGAACTCGGTCACGCCGCGATATTGGTCGGCGCGGAAGGGGTCGAAGTAGTGGACGAACGCGCGGGCGGCGACGTCCTCGGGGTCGTAGTAGGAGCCGTTTCGGTCGCGCTTAAAAACGCGATAGGCGATGGGCTTGCCGAAGTCATCGACGACGATTCCGTCCACGTAGTTGTCATAAAGCACCACCTCGCTCGGGTTGCCGATGAGGTCGGCGGGCACCAGTTGCAGGCGGATACCGTCGGCGGTCTTGCGAATCGCGAAGCCGCAATCGCCATCGACGGGCCGCATTTGCAGCGCCATGCCGACCAGCTGGCGGAAGCTGTGCCGGCCGGTGACGTCGGCCTTTTTGCACCACGCGTGAAAGTAGTCGGCCACGGTCTTGTCATACTCGCGCGAGCCGGTGGCCGGGCTCCATTCGTTCGGTGTGCAATTCAGAGCGAACTTTTCCGGCACGCCGGCGAGGACGGAGAAATTGGCGATGAGGTCGCGGGCCTCAAACATCATGGTGTGGCGCTCGCGGGTGGTGCGCGAACTCTCGGCCGGCACCTCGTAGGTCTTCGGCGCGAAAAGCCGATTGGCCTGCGCGGCCTGATACTCGAAAAGGTGCTTCTCGATCTTGGAGCGGAGGCGCTGCGTTGCCCAGCTCGGGGCGATGGCGCCGAGGGCGCGCTCGAAAGCGTTCTGGTTCTTAACGATGCTGGCGATGTCGGGGCGCTCCATATTACCAAGTGTTGGGGCTGTTGAATTGAACGAAGGTGACCTCGGCGGTGTTGCCGTTCGCGATGTCGAGTGCGGCTTGGACTTGCCCGACCATGTCCTTGACCTCGGCGAGATTGGCGCGGGTGACGCTGCGTCCGTTCAGCGAGTAGCTCTGGTTGGTCAGGATCGCCGAGAGCGCCGCGACGGCCTGCGTTTTGAGCGTGGTTAGAGTGGCCGAGTCGAGGCCGATGAAGGGGTTTGCGAGCGCCATGCAAGCGCGCGTTTCGTAAACTTTTACGGCTCGCGGCGAGAATGCCCAAAGTCTCCCTCGCCATGATAGTCGGAAACGAGGCCGCGCATATCGAGCGCTGCCTCCGGTCTTTTGCTGGTTCGTTCCACGAGCTCTGCGTCGTTCGCGCCATCGGGGCGCAGGAGCCGGACGCGACGATGGACCTCGTCCACGAGCTCGCCCGCGAACTCGGCGTCGAGTTGCAGATCGGCATTTACCGGAACGCCGCCAGCGCGAGCGAGTGGAAGCACGTCGACAACTTCGCGGCCGCGCGCAACCAGGCTTTCGAGTTGGCCACGGGCGACTGGATCTTCTGGGCTGACGCCGACGACACCCTGCGCGGCGAGCCTCGCGCGATTCTGGAGGCGTGTGAAAAGGCCGAGGCCGATCTCCTGCTCTTCACCTATGACGTTCCCGGCACGAACAAGGCGCCGTGGCGCGAGCGGTGCATCCGGCGCAGCCTGTTCGAGGCGGGGCGGCGCTGGCAGTTTCCGGTGCACGAGAACCTCGTGACGCGCGAGGGCGACAAGAGGATCTCCGTTGACGCTCCGGTCTGGGTTCATTCGCCGCTCGCGGTGAAGCCGCGCAGCCACGACCGCAACCTGCGCATTCTCTCGAATGCCCTGCGCGACGGCGGCTCCCAGCTCTTCTACGTCCACCAGGAGCACTTCTACGCGCGTTCGGAAGAGAAGGCGCGGGAGTTCGGCTTGCTCGCGCTGGATTGGCCGAACCTCCACGAGACGTTCCGTTTCGAGATCCTGATGAACATGGGCCGGCTGGCGAAGAAGCCGAAGGATGCGCTGAACTGGTTTGCTCGTGGCATCGTCGAGATGCCGCAGCTGCGCGAGCCCTTGGCCGGTGCCGTGCTGGCATCGCTCGAAGCAGGCGAGCCGATGCGGGCGCTTGAGCTGGCGCGGCGCATGGTGGCGATTCCGATTCCTCCGGACGAGCGCCGGCCGTGGACGTTCGAGGCGAAGTGGTATGGGTGGCACGGCGCGGACCTGCTGGAGCGGTGCGAGCGGTTGAACGGAATCACTCCTTTCGAGGAAAGTCCGGCGGAAATCACCTTGCTCCATGCGACGCGCGGTCGGGCGCAAAAGGCATGGGAGTGCCGCGAGCGGTGGATGGGGGCGGCAGTAAATCCGCATTTAATCGAGTATATCATGGCCGTCGATTCCGACGACGAAGCCAGCATGGGTCTGGCGAAGCAGTTCAAGCACGTCGTGGTCGAGCCGGGCTCCTGCGTGCGGGCGTGGAATGCGGCGGCGCGGATGGCTGACGGGCAAATCCTCGTGCAGCTGTCGGATGACTGGACGCCGCCGGCCGGGTGGGACCGGGCGATCTTGGACGCATTCGAGGGCGTGACCGGGCCGGCTGTTTTGGCGGTGTCGGACGGCGCGCGCAAGGACTCGCTCCTCTGCATGGCGATCCTGAACCGGGCGCGGCTGGAGGCGCAGGGGGAGCTGTTTTTCGAGGGTTACGAATCCGTGTTTTCCGACAACGAGTTCTCGCACCGCGCATGGGCGGACGGCGTGGTGATTGACCGGCGCGCGTCGCTGGTTTTCGAGCACGCGCACCCGTTCTTTGGGAAGGCAGAATGGGATGAGACGTATCGGCGCAACAACGACGAGAACCGATATGACCGGGGGCGGGCGCTGTTTATGGCGCGGAATCCGGGGGCGCAAATGGGACCGCCCGATTCAACCACTCCTGACGGGACTGGCAGCCACATTTTGACTTATTGAGGCCGATGGTCTTGGCGATGGGGTCAGCAACGACGGCAACCAAGTCGCCCAATCCGCGCAGGCTGGCGGGCTTGGCGGGTATTTGCACGGGCCGCGTGCCGGACGCGCATTTGCCAAATGCGCCCCAGCGCGGAGGGGTGGCGGGACAGGCAACGCAGGGATCGCCGTAGTGGCTTGGGTCGGTTTGCCGAGCGCAGGGGGTCGGGCAGGCGTCGCAAATGTCGGCGCGAACGATGTAAACGCCGGGGCTCACGGGCAATCGGCGCAGTCGCAGAACCCGAGAAGGTTATCGGTCAGCGTGGTTCCGTCCGAAGAAGGAACCGAAAGCTGGTAGTATTTCCATGGTGCGGTCCCGGTGTCGCCGAGCACTGGATACGTGCGGACCACGCCGGGCACGTAGCCGAGCGGAATCGCCCCAACCGGCTGCGCGCCGTCAACGTATTCCGTTTCCGTGCCGAAGTGCGCGGCAAGCAGAACCGTCTCGGTCCCATAGTAGCTAAGGGTCAGCGTAGGATTCTGGTTAAACCCAGAGCCGGCAGAGGTAAGTGAGACGGTGGCGAGCTTGCCGAGGTTTCCGGCGTCGAAGGCAACGGTGGCGGTTGCGCCGCTGCCGCCTCCGCCTGTGATGGCGAGGGTCGGGAGGTAAGCGCCGCCGGTCAATACAGTCACTGAGCTTACGGCATCGCCAGTGATTGACGCTGTGGCGGTTGCGGCGGTCACACTGCCGCCGGAGCCGCGACGGGTGATGGTCACGGTGGGCGGGGCCGTGTATCCGCTACCGCCAGAGGTGACGGTGATGGCCGTGACCGCGCCAGATGTCGAAAAGCCGGAAACATAGGCCGCCGCGCCCGTGCCGTCGCCGCCGGAAAAGCTGACAGTGGGCAGGTAGATTCCGCCATGGACAACTTCGATTGAGGTCAGCGCGTGGCCCGATCCGGTGATGTCGCGCACGCACCATTTTCCGGCCAACGTGGTGCCGTCCCATATCGCGCATTTAGCAGTTTCGGTTCCTAGATGCAGTAGAACATTAGCAGAAGTGATTCCAGAGACCTTCGAGATGATAGTGAGAGTCGGGGCCGAGGTGTAGCCGGAACCCGGCGCGGTCACGGAAATGGCATTGATACCACCTTGCTCATCGACGGTGCATGTCGCTGTCGCCGTGGTGCCAGGCGAAGGGGGAGAAGAGAAGATGAGCGTGGGCCGATAGTCACCGCCAGATCCTCCGCCGATCGAAGTCACTTGACCATCAGTTAATGTAGCCGTCCAGCCTGTTGCGGTAGTGCCGCTGTTTATCGCCGACTGAACGGTGACGGCGGGCGCTGAGGTGTAACGTGAGCCGGGATTCAGAATGCGAATGGAAGAGACTGTTCCAGTAGAGGACATGATGGCGACTGCGCGAGCCTGCGTGCCGCCAGAAGGAGGAGCAGAAATGGTGACTGTGGGGCGGTAAACTCCAGAAAAATAAACCTCAACCGAGGAAATGCTTGCGCCAGTTTCTGGAATGAATCGATCGACCCAGCTTACGCGATAGCATTTCCGAGTTGTTGCGTCTGGAATCTTGAAACGGATTCGGTAGCGAGACTCGCGGATTGAGTAAGTCATTTCGTCCGCTGCAAGGTTTGCGAAGCTGCCGGAGGTGTCATTCCAATCATCATCCCACGGGAGAAGTGCTGACGTAGCGGCTTCGGCCAGTTGTAAGTTCGTATATTGATCGCTCAATTCGCACTTACGAGATCCCTCATAAGTATAACCGTTAGATGTATCGACGCATGTTGAGGCTCCTGATGCCGTCCACTCTCGGATTGAGTCTCCAGTAGTAACGACAGTTCCACCGTGCGTCGCCACAAGATCAGTGCATAGGTAGAGAGAAACAAGAAAACTGCAAATAGTATCGGACACTAGCACCCCATTATCGTAATAAGGTGTAATGCCACTATTACAGGTTTTTGACTCCCAAAACTCTGCGGGCTCAGGATCTGGCCAAGATGCTGATTGTGCCGAGTCCTCAATAGTTGAGCTAACACAATCCCCTTCGTCAGAAAGCGTGCCCGTTCCCCTCACCTTTTCCCAACGACGCTGACTCCGAGCGGCTACATCTGGGCATGATGCTAGTGGATTATAAATCGTTCTAATTATATTGCCTGACCATGTCGCTGACCGAAATACCTTTATTGGTGCAGTGCTATCTCCCCAAGGGGCGTGTTGAAAACCAACGTATCCGCTCTTGGTCTTGCTAGCGCTTCGAGAATCCCACTGCAGTATCGCGCTCGGGCACGCGCAGCAATCGGCGCAGTCTCCAATAATACTGTTGCCCGCACTCATGCGCCAAATCCGCCCCAATAGTAAGTCGAGCCGCTTCCGCAGCGTTGAACCTGCGAATAATTCCACGCAACCGGCGTGACAGTAGCAGCGCCACCGGACACTGCGACCGTAGCGAGAAGCGTATAAGCGTGCGTCGTAGTGCTACTCGGGACCGAGGCGGCGATGGAAACCGTCAAAGCCGTAACGGTGCCGGCCGCGTCAACCGTCGCGTCTATGTAAATGTCGTCCCCGTTGGACACGGTAAATGTGCCTCCGGCATAGAAGACGTTGTTAATGGCTCCGGGGCTCACGGCCACCGAAGTGCCTCCGGTCCAGTTTACAAAAAACGTGCGGCCGGAGGCAAGGACTCGTTGAATCGAGGCGTCCGAACTCAACGCGGCAGAGATCAGCGTGTGCTCCTCCGACTGCGTGATAGTGACGTTCTCGCCGGCCTTCAGCGGCGGATGCGCGGCGATGACTTCGTTGACCTTCTCGGCGATGCCCTCGAAGGCGGCCGGCACGGATGTGAGCTTCTCGATCTTCACGGCGTCACTTGGCCTTCACCTGAATGGTGCGGCGCTCGTAGAAGTTGCCCTCCCAGCGGGCGAGGGTCTGCGGCTCGGCGGTGATGGAGAAGGACGAAGCGGTGGCGTCGGAGGTCACGAAGCCCTTGTAGGTCGTGGTGCTCGGGGTCGTGGTGAGCAGGACGCCGCCGCCGTTATTCAGGAGGACTCCCGAGAGGAGCGGCTGGTCGAGACCACCGGAATCCACGACGCGCGACTCGGCCGAGAGGGTGGGCACCGAGCCCACGAGAAAATAGTCATACGTCACCTTGGCCGGCGAGGTGGAGTTGATGGGATCGCGCAGGTCAAACCAGCCGGGGAACTGCGCGGCGTATGTCGTGTATTCCGTGCGCTGGGGCGGCGTGCAGGCGTAGTATCGGTTCCAGCGGTGCTGCCCGCCGCCGATGGCCGAGAAGTCGTCTTCGCGCACGAGCAGGTAAGTGGTTGCTGACGGGTGCGCGGTATCGAGTGAGATCGGCGACCAAGTCGCGATGTCCTGCTGGAAGGCCTGGCGAAAGAGCACGCGGGCGTTTTGCCCGGCGAAGGGCGCGAGCCATTCCTGCGGGCCGACGGTGACGGCGACGCCAGTGAACGCGGATTGGCCGGAGGCGAGGAAGTAGGAAACACTCATTTGATGTTGGCGGGGTCGAGTCGCGTTTTGATTTCGCCGAGGATTCTGACGCAATCAGAAACGCCCGATGCTATGTCTCCGGTTCCGCCTGCGCGGGCACTCGGAGCCGTGCTCGTGAGCTTTGATTGCGCGGCCTGCACTGCACTTTGAGCAGCGGCGACTGCGGCTTGAGCGGCCGACATCGCAGGGACGACGGGCTGCGGAGGGACGACCGGCTGCGGAGCAACGACCGGCTGCTCCTGTGCCTTCGCGGCAGCGTCTCTCGCCTCCTTGGCTTCCTTCGCTTGCTCGGCGAAGGGAACGTCGGAGATCTTTCCGGCCAATCCAGCAAGCAGCGCATCTCGGCGAGCGCGTGTGGCGTCGAGCTGCTGGCGATTCTGGCGGCCTTCTTCCAGGATGTTCTTTCGATCTCCCTCCGTCTTGGCCGCATAGAATTGATCCTTCAGGCGCGATTCCTTGTCGGACAGCCGCTTGATGGCGGCCTCCTCCTTCGCGAGCTTCTTGATGTCCGCGCGCGGCCGGGAACCGATGTCGCGCTGACCGCCAGCCACCTCTGCCATGGTTGGCAGCTCGGCCTGGCGCTTGGCTTCCTTCACCACCTTGTCGAGCTCGGCTGCGCGCGTGAAGAGATTGTCGATCTTGTCCGAGACAGCATCGGCGGCTTTATTCTCAGAAGATGCCACATTGGCCGATTGCCTGGCCTGTTCATCCTTCAGATTTGCGCGGGCATCCTCCAGCGCGTTAAGCGCCTTGCTGCGTCTGAGTTGATCAGCGCCTGCGTCTGCCACTGCCTTTTCTGCCTTCAGGATGTCCTCGCGTAGCATGAGTAACTTACCCGCTTCGCTCGCGTCCTTGAAGGCGTTTGCTCTCCTCGTCTTCGCCAGATTTTTTTCAGCATCGGCGATGGCCTCGGTTCGTTCAGCCTGGAGATCTGAGATCTCAGATTGAAGCTGCTGCGCCTTCGCCACGGCTTCGGCTCGCTGGACGGAATCTTTCGTCTGGTCGTTCGCGGCCTTCTGCGCGTTGGCAAGATCGGCCTGCTTGCTGGCAATCTTTCCGTCGATGGAAAGCTCCTTGAGCTTCCGCTTTTCGCGCTCATCGGCGGCGGCCTTGAAGCTCTTTTCGACGGATTCAATATCCTTCTTTTCCTTTTCGGCGTTCTTTTTCTTTAGGTCGCCTTCAGCGATCAACCGCTCGCGATTGATCTGGCCAATACGAATCGCGGCCTCCTGTTGACTGGCGGCCATAGCCTCCTCAATAGCCGCAACTTTAGCATCTGCTGTTACTGGGCCTTCTTTTGCCAGAATGGCGTATTTCTCGGCCGCAGTAAGTTTCGTGCGCGCCTGCGCCTGAAGGCGAACTGATTCCAGCTCTCGATCAAGCAACTTTATTCTCTTTTCCGGATCGTCCCCACCTTGACGCTCAAATGCAATTCGTGATAGTTGATTTGCAGCTTCTCTCGAAGCCTGAACCAATCTGTTGAGAGCGTCCTCCTGTGTCTTGCTGAAGCCTACAATAAGCCGGGCAATGGACTCAGAAATTTGCTCAAGGTTAAGGCCGAGCGCGGCTGCGATGGTCTTGCTTACGCGCGCCAGCCTTTCGGTCATCTGTAGACGACGACGCTCCTCCTGCTCCATGTAACGACGTTTAGTTTCCGCGATCTCCTGTTCATTCTGGAGAATCTTTTTCTTCGCTTCCTCTTCGGCCGCCATTGCCTGCTCGAAAACCGAGGCGCTGTCTCGCGCACTCTTAGCGGGCTTAGCCTGATCGGCAGTCAACGACCGATTGGTCTCGCGGGCCTGCGCTGTTCTGGCTGCGGTGATGTCCTTCTGGGCCTGCTTCGCCTGTTCGACGGAACGAACCAGACCGCGCTCGAAGTCGGTGATGTCTAAGCCGAGCTTGGCTTTGATTTGATCAAACATGATTTGGCTTCTCCTCTTGAATGCTGCGGTTCACCTCTTCCATCCACTCCGACATGATACGATCAGACGGTGAATAATCCTTGAACTTTGCTCCGGCCTCGCTGGCGGAGATTGATTTGAGATACTGCCAGACGCGCGGCAGCGGAACATCCGCCCACGAGCTGCCGCTGAATGGATCGTGCGGGCCGAGATGCTTTCCGAGGCGAACCATGGCCGGCGCGAGCCAGCAGGCGCCGAGGGGCTTGCTCTCGTGGGAAGAGCCGCCGGGCGCATCGAGAAACATGGTCGAGATGTATTTCGAGATCTCGGCGATGGCGTCCTCGATGGGGTTCTCGCTGCGGCGCTCGTGCGCCACGCGCCGGATCATTCGGCCGCGACGAAAAAACCGCACGAACCAGTTGCCTCGGTTCTCCTGGTGAACAGCCCAGATGAACTGGAGGAGGTGCGCGGCGGTGATCTCACCGCTCGCGTAGACCAGCGGAGAGCCGAGCGCCTGAAGCACGAGCATGTCGCGCGGCGTCATGGCCCGAACCGGCTCTCCGCAGAGCCTGTGCGTCGCGTCGAAGAACGCGGCCTCGCGTGCCTCGTCCTCGCGGAAGCGGGCCTCCGCGAAGCGGGCGGCGTATTTATCCGCCCAGAGTGCCTGAGCGTCTACGGGCACGGGCTTAAACCGATTCGCGGAAGCTGATGTCCACGACCTTGAAACCCTGCGCCTCTTCGGGGCGCGAGACTTCGGTCAGGAAGTAGGTGACGGAATCAGTGAAGAAACTGTCACCGGCGTCGGGATAGGTGGTCGAGCTAGTGGCCAGCTGGAGCTGGGCAGACCCGGTGCGGGCCTGCTGGATACCGACGGCACCGTTAGGTGCGCCGAGCTCGGTGGTGCGCTCAATCACGTTCAGCGACTGCGAGGTCGAGAAGTTGTTGGCGATGTAAGTGGTGCTGTCGATTAGGACGGTGCGGGCACCATACGGAAGATTGGCGGTGGTGGTGTAAGGGATGGCCATACTGCTTCTGGCGATTCGTCAAAAATCACAGGGCCGATCCCACGCTCGGCACGGCGTAGGAGGAACCAATGATGCCGAGCTCCAAGCGGAAGCCGATGGTGCTGTGGTCCTCGCGGGTCTCCTCCATGACTTCGTGGGCTTCGCTTTCCTCGACTACGTCCAGCACGTTATACCAAGTCACGACCGGCGAGATCAGCGTCTGCGCCTCGCGCGACATGAGGTAGCGCACGGACTGCACGACGTCGTCGTGGTTGGCCGCGGTCGCGCCGTTGCGGTCGGTCACGACTTTGATTCCTACCTCGGCCGAGAAGTGGTCATAGAACCAGTTCGTCGCCTGCGTGACGCTCGGGGCCGGGGCCGCGCCGGAGCCGGTGCCGACGGTGTAGGTTCCCTGCCACGGATAGGTGACCGAGGTGGTCGAGTTATAGAGCACGGAGCTCGGGGAGGTGGTCGTGATGTGCCAGTGGTTCTGACCATTGTCCCACTGGATATGGTATCCGCCCTTGATGTAGCGGGCGCGCCCGGCGTGCGTGCCGGATTCGGTATAGACTCCATTGGCGCCAGCCGTGCCGGCGCTGGAGACCGTGACCTGGTTCGACACCTGGATCGAGTTCAGATGCAGGCTGGCGCGGGTGACGTTCGAGACGTCCACCTCGATGCGCGGAATGTCGGCAGATACCTCCGACCGATTGAACATGATGGCGACGCTCGGCACGTAGTTCTGGCCGGCGGAGATGACGGAGACGATGGCCTGCCGGATGTTGTCGGTCAGCTTGTATTGGGTGGGCGGGATCGTGGGCATGGCTAGGTGTTGAAGGACTTGCGGCGGGTGGCAATCTTGCCGGTGGCGGCGAAGGTTTTCATCAGTCGTTTCATCTCGGCGGTGAACTTCTTCGCGCGGATGGCGATGGCCTCGTCGACGGTGCGCTGCGCGCCGGGCACCTTCGACTGGCCGCCGATGATGACGTTGAAGTTGGAGGGGTCGCCCTGCTCGGAGTAGCTTCCGAAGTTGCCGTGACGACGAACCCACGGCGGGATGCGTTTCATGCCGAGCGCGAAAGCGGCCGCGTTGAACGATGCCTTGGCCGAGCCGATGGCGTCGTAGAGTTGCTTGAGGTAGCCGAAGTAAACCTCGCTCGGCACGATCACCTTCTCCTTCGCCACCCAGCGGCCGATGGTGTTGTCACCCTGACCTCTGCCTCCGGCGCCCTTCTGCCGGCTCGGCGGGCGGCCGTATTTGTTCATCTTCGAGCGGTGATGCTTGGCGAGCTCGCCGATGTTGAACGCGACCTTGTCCCAGTCGATGAGGAAGGGCTTGCTGCTGCCCTTCTTGAAGAGCTGCTGTTTCACCTGCACGGTGCCGAAAGTGTCGGCCACGAATTGCAGAAAGCCGCGCTCGCCGAAGCCGGCCACCTGCTTCAAGTCGCCTTTGATGGCGGCTTTTCCGGCCTTGAGGTCGGCCTTGCTTCCGACGCTCTTTCCGTAGTTGCCCTTGATGAAGGGCGGCGTCCGCTTCATGTATTCGCCGATGAAAAGCCGGGTTTCTTCCTTGACCAGCTCGGGGCCGTTGGCGCGCAGCTTGACGGCCGCCTCCTTCATCGCGGCGCGGAATGCGAGATCGTTAAACTCGATCTTGAGGTTCATCCGGTCGGCTTCGAAAGCGTGATCTCGAAGGCTTGGAGGTCGGGCTTGAACTGCGTGACGCGGTAGGTGACCGAGTCGAAGGGGCGGTAGACGAGCGCGTTGATGGTCGGCGTGTAGGCGGCGCGATTGACAACCAGGAGCATGCTGGCGTCGGTGCGGTTGCCAACCAGCTCAAACGAGAACTGTTGATCGGTCTGGTTGAAGACGCCCGAGTAGGTGACGCCACCGACGACGAAGGACTCGCCGCCCATCGTGGTCGCGCAGATCGCGGCGAGGTCGGTGTTGAGTTGGGTGGGGTCAAAGTCGCTCATTGTCTGGCGTAGATAACATTGGCCGCATTGGAAAAAATCCGGCCTGTTCGCCGCCTTGAGAATAGTCGTTCATGTGGTCATGATGGCTAAATATGCGTCAACCAATTGCTCCGGCCATAGTTCGCGCGGAACGCTTCTGAAGTCTCTGTATTTTGTTGAGATGTAAAAAGGGTTGGCCTTCTTCTTCTGGTTTTCGTCAAAAGGAAGAATCTGCAAATTTGCATGGTGGTGCCAGCCCCCAACCGCGATCGGGATTATGTGATCGACGTCATGCTTGCATCCAGTTTCGAGCTTAAGCCGTTTGCATCGTTTGCGTAACGCCATCTCGATTGATTTGTCGTGCTCGGGATGAAGCTGGTTCTTCTTTTTCAGCGTCCTTGATTTTATCAAGGAGATGTAATACTCATGATTGTTATTACGCCACGACTTTGCGTAATCCCTGTCTTTCTGCTTAGACTCAGGCTTGGCCCTGTATTTTTCTTTCCTAACTTTTGCCTTAGCCCTGAACACGTGATCTGATGCGTATCTCTTTCGGCAGTATTCGTTATATTTAGCTCTGTGTCCTGGGTCTTTCCAAAGTAGTTTCATCTTTGATGCACAATGAGATAACCTTTTGTTAAAGGTTTCTTCTGATGCCCAGTATTCGCCGTTTACATAGCCATATCCGTATCCACAGAAAACACGGCCATCCTCACGCCTATCTCCATTTCTGTGCCTGTCTTGATTAGCCGTCTTTATCCACTCCTTAAGCTCTGCGTATTCGGCTTTTGTCAGAACTCTGCCCACGTTAAATTTAGTGATTCCCATGCCTTAGGAATACTTGGAATCTGACGTGGGTTGCAACAAAAAAGGAGCCCCCTTTCGAGGGCTCCTCAGTTGCTGGTAATCAGCTATATAACTCAGCTAAACAATGTGCCGATGAGCTCGCCGGCCGCACCGTTGACCACCTTCTCGGCGGTCGAGTGGGAGGCGCGGACGATGTCCGACTTGATCGGCTCGTCGCGGTAGGTCTCGACGTTGAGCACGCTGCCATACTGGCTCCAGTTGAGCGTGTAGGCGGCGCCGCCATCGAGGAGGCCGGAACCGACGTTACCTACCCAGATGTAGGCGTTGCTCCAGATGAGCGAGGAGCTGAAGGCCGCACCCTCGGGAGCGCCGTCGTAGGCGGCGCGACCGATGAGCACGCGATCAACACCGAAGACGTCGGCCATCGCGTTCGCGTCCAGGTTCAAGATGGCGTCACCGGAGACGCCAGCGCCACGGGCGCGCTGCTGGAACTTGGTGGAGGCGCGGAGACGGGTGGCGACCTGGTAGGGAACCACGACCGTGTTGGCGGTCTCGCCCTTGGCGGTCAGGCGGTCCTTCGCGTCGTCAACGTCGAGGCCGACGTCGAAGGTGGCGATGTTCGCGGTGGTGTAGGCGGTGCCGGTGTTCGTGCTCGTGAAGTTCGAGGTGTTGAACAGGACGGCGGCAGAGCGGAGCTCGTGGGCGAGCAGGAGCTTGCGGCGCGAGAGGCGAGTGGCGATGACCTCGGCGTCGAAGAAGGTGGCGTTCTTCAGGCGGATGGTGTCGTCAACGGCTTGCTCGTATCCATACTCCAAGCACGCATAGGTGTCTTGGACGAAGCTGGCGGTGCCGCGACCGAAGTTCGAGTAAGGCGCGCGGGGCTTTACGTCGGTCTTCAGGAGCTGGCCCTGTTGCTTCTGGAACTTGGGATACTGACCCTCGGGGCGCTCGACGTCCACGACGGGAAGGGCGAGCGTGCCGATGAGGCCGCGCTCCCAGCCTTCGGTCTCGAAAACGTGGCCGGCGAGGTCGGCGCGATATACTGCGGCTGAATTGGAATACATGGCGGGTAAGATTAGAGGGTGTTAGGGATGAACTCGATCACCGCGCCGGTGACGGCGGAGGTGGTCAGAGACTTGCCGATGGCGATGGTTCCGGTGGTGGAAACGTTGCCGGCGTTGGCGGCGTAGAGGGTGTCGCCAATCGTCACGGGGGCGATGGAGAGCGTGCCCTTTTGGGTGCCAGGGTTGTGGAGGAACTTGACCGAGACGTAGTCGCCAGAGGCGGCGTCAGTCAGGGCGAAACCGTCCGGCTTGGTGGAGCCGGCGTTGAGGGTGATGCCGCCGTTGGAGGACAGCACCACGGCGCGGAAAGCGGTAACGGTGGTGTTCGCGAGGAACGTGCCATTACCGGAATACATGGTGGACATGGTAGGTAGGTGTAAGGGTTAGAACAGAATTACCTCGCCCTTTTGGGCGCGGGAAAGGTAGGCGGCGTAGAGCTCGGGCTTCTCTTTTTGAGCCTGGCGGACTGCGTCGTTGTGTTTGCTGCCGGCCTTCTTGAAGCCTCGGACGACCTCTTCGAAGGTCTCGGTCTTGGGCTCGGGGGCGGCGGCGGAGAACTTGGTCGGAGCGGGAAGGCTGGCGGAGAACTCGCGCAGCACGGAGAGCGCGGATTCTTGGGCGGCTTTCTTCACTTCGTCCTTCATGCCGTCGGTCATCTCGACGGCTTCGTCGGCGGCTTCAGCCGCGACAGCGGCCTCGATGGCCGCGATTTTCTCGGCCAAGGGCGCGAGGGCCGCAGCGATGGCGGCTTGGATCTCTTCGGGAGTC